CCACCAGGCCAGATTCTGCCCGTCTGAAACACTGTAAAGATACTTGATCAGCGCGGCGGTGTTCTGGAAGTTAATTAAGGACAGCAGCGGGTGCTCCTCGGTGATATCCTCGAATACCGCGTTGATGATAGTTTCGGGAAGTACGTTATCAAACCCGCTCAAAGCTTGTTTCGGGCTCGAGGACTTCATTGCCTCAATGATCTTCTGGTAGTACTTTGTTTCTTCAGATGTCAGCGCCCTAATCCCGCGGCCTGCAAGCACCTGGTTGTCTGCCGCTTGCACCATGCCCCTGGCTTCGGCCATGACCGCATCTTGCAGGATTTCCGTGTACTCTAAAAAGGCCTCCGAAAAGGCTTCCTCGTTGCCGTCTTTGACGGCCTGGTTAATTTTAGCTATAATTTCAGCTTTTTGTTTTGCCATTTCGTCCATGTTTATCATTTAACTATCACTCTCCTAAATTATTTAGCGGAACAATGCCGCTAGTAAGTTTGGTAATTTGTTCTCCGGCTCCGGCTCGGGCTCGGGCTCGGGCTCTGGAGCTGGATCTGGTTCCGGTTCTGGCTCTGGTTTCGGTGTTTGCATTCTTGCCGCCTGCCGCTCAAGGATCATCTCTACCATGCGCTTTTTAAGGCTTTGATTGGCAGCTTTTCCCGTTGCAGCATTGACCACGGAGGTGGCAAAGCCCATCTCCAGCGCATCAGCGGAAGAAACCCAGGTTTCTTCGTCCATCATCTTTTTAAGTTCTTCTTCGGTGATGTTGACATGGTTCAAATATGCCTGCATGCTGGCCGCGTTTATGGTCTCCAGGTCATCCGCGTCTTTACGAAGCTGATTAGGATCCCCGGCGGTAAGAAGCCAGGCGTTATGGATCATCAGCAGGGATGCGTTAGACATTACCCTTTCGTCTCCCGCCATGAATACTACCGAAGCAGCAGAGCAGGCGAAGCCGTCACAATAGGTTTTAACCTTTGCCTTGTGCCGTCTGAGCTGGTTATAAATTGCCAGCCCTTCCGCCACTTCACCACCGTAAGAATTAATAAAGACATTGATTTTCTCAGTGTCCTTTGGCAGGCCCTCAATCTCTTTTGCGAGCGTATAACTCGACACGTCACTCTCGAACCATTCCCAGGAAACAATGTCGCCGTAGATATAAATGTTTGCCTCTTTTTCTTCCACAACCAGCGAATAGTATTTTTTGATACTCGCCACCCCCTTTCAAATTTTCAGGTTCGGATTTATCGGCCATTTAATCACCCCCTGAATTTTCTATGCTGTGCTCGATCGGCTCGTAATTCTTGGTCACGAAATGAGTTGTGCTCCACCCATTGTCAAGAGGCTCCATCCCCAGGGACTTTAGAACGTCGTCAATGGTGTAACCGCCGATTCTGAACAATGTTTCCAGCGCCCCCGCGATGTCTTTGATGTCAACTGCGCGAATCATGGAAGTATTAAGCTTAACGTATGTCCTGTCGAGGAAAGCCCGCTTTTTGTAGTACTTGCGATTTATCTCGTCGGTCAATAACTCAGCCAGGGGATTCACGCAGAACGTCAGGAAGTTGTTAACCGCCTTGTCGGTGTCCGCTACTGTCCCCTTCAGTAGCTGCGGCGGCACCTGAAAAGCTATTGCCACGAAATCAAATATGTCGTCGATGAAGGAGCGGATCTCCTTGTTGTCCGCCCCGCCTTTTACGCCGATGTTGCTGGAGAGCTCTTCGTATTCAAGATTGTTTGGCAGGGGCAATACCGCCCCGTTTTCTGCCTCAAAGAACCGCTTGAACTTGTTCTTAAAAAGACCCTCCAGCTGTTTTTGTGCTTCCTCTGTCTGCGGATAATTCGTGGGAATCTTCAGCTTGCCCCGCCTGGAGTTGTTACGCTTATAATTCTGTTGGCTGGCTTCTATCAGCTTTGAATATGATCTGTAGAGACCGTCTATGACGTCTTTGATTTCCTCGTTGTGCAGCTCAAGGTGGAATACTTCAGATTCAACAAAACTCTTGTTTAGCTGAAAATCATCAATTATGACGTCCATGTAAATGTATTCCTGGAAGGCAAATTTCCTCACATTGAAACTGTCGGCAACGTAGAAATGCCTGTCCTGCTGCACAATAAGGCACTCGTTATCGTAAACAAGATGATGTATGACATCCCGCCAGAATTTACTGGCAGACTTGTTCGGGTTCGGCTCGACATTAAAAAGATAGTAGTTATCTTTTCTGACTTCCTTGCCCTTCTCGAATGTCTGGAATTCGCTGCGTGCCACAGCGTTAGATATGAGGTTGATACACGCCTGGACAGCCAATTCTTTAAAAAATATCTCGCTGGTGAGCTCTCCTATAAACATATCAAGCGTTACTGATTGCGTGCCGTTTTTGAAAAGGCTTATAAACCAGTCTTTTATTGTCACCCGCTCACCTCCCGTCAGTAGGTATAAACATCCAAGCTAATCACATCATTAAGCGGCTCTTCCAGTTCGCTGTCTTTTGATAGAGCGTGTATCAAAGCAAAAAACCCGTCTGTTTTACGGGTCTTTGGTTCGATCTTCAGGTATGTTGTATTGCCCTTCTTATCCACTTCGATGCAAGTGTTGTTCGTGTACCACCGCATGGTGGGATTATCATCAAACACTAGCGTTTCCTCGGCAAATATCTGCTCAATTAAAGGTGCCACTTTAGCATGCGTAATCGGCCCGCTGCGGACCTCAGTTAGTGGTAATCCTTTCTGCGTAAATTCAGACTGTAATAATGCTGCCCTGTAACTATCGCAAACAATATCTTTTATGTGGTATTTTTTAGCCTGTTCTAAAAACCACCCGGATATATCGCTTGCGCTGATATTAGGCCGGTTAATGATAGTTATTAGGCCCCGGTCAACCATCTCCCGGACTGGAAACTTAATCGACCGGCTTTCAATCTTCAAAGCCAAATGGCAGACAAAAGTATGTTCAATCCAGTACCGTTTGCCTTTGTATTTGAACAGCAAACCGCAGCTGGCAAAGTCAGTTGTCCGGGCGTAGTCGATTGCGCCGATGCACTGGAGGCCGGTCAGGTCCGGGATAGGCTGGTTAGTGGCCAGGATTTTTTTCCAGGGTGCGACGACAAGGAAATTATCCTGCGCCGGCATATTCATGCGCTTGGTCATAAAGTCAATAGCTAATTGAGGCTGGTGCTCCATCTTTATATAGGCTTTGTTAAGTTCTTTTTGCAGCTCTGGGAAATAGGGTAAAGACGGGTTTGCTTTAACCCATTTTGACTTATCATGAACTTCGTCTTTATGATCCAGCTTATAAATCAAAGGCAGGAAACCAATATCCNTAATTTCACCGTCTAAAACCATTTTAGCCATCTCCAGCTGNTCGTCTAAAAAGCCCTGCCGCACGTACCCGTTAGTAGTGATGAAAAATTTCCGGCTGTGTTTCTTCTTGCCAAAGCTAGCATTGAAGGCATTGAAAACTTCCCAGTCTTCGTATTCCAGGATCTCGTCAAATATTAAACAGCCAGCCCGCTTGCCGAGCCTTGTCTTTGCGTTCGATGTGTTGTATTTTATATAACTGTTGGTCCGCAGGTTGACGATCTTCTGCTTAGTTTTATAGAAAAACTTCTTTAACTTATCCCAGGAATTCTCCAGGACCTCATAGATATCGTCAAAGCTGGTCTTCGCCTGGTCCTCGGAGTTGGCAACTATATCCACGTTATAATTTTTTATGCCGTGGTAATGAGTAGTAAAATACCAGGACACGGGGGAGATAAAACCATTCTTGCCGTTACCTGTGCCAAGCATAATCAGGTATTCATCAAATACTACCATGTCGTTANTTTTGTAGTAGCAATGTATTAAAGCCAAAACTAAAAGCTCCCAATCCAGGAGCTTATAAAAATAACGTTCTATTAAATCGACAGCCTTATCGATCATGTCGCCCCTGATAATTACATCAGGATCGTCTAACTTTTCCTCAATGTAGTCCATCGCCTGCTTTAACTCTTTACAGGCAGGTATCGCGCCGGACCGCACACCGTCGATATAACTGTCGATGTATGGATGATAATCCTTTCGCCTCTTCTGCATTTACATCGTCACCACCTCCAATCACATTTCGTCATCATCAAACATCTTCTCATGAGTAGAGGGTTTAATATTTAAGAACGCAAGGATCTTCAACATCTGCTGGTTTACCTTGACGGCCTGGTCTATGCTGTCGTTCTTCTTCCGACCATAAGAAGTCTCTGAATTCCTCCACTCCGTGTATGGGTTCTTTTTGCCGTCCTTGATTAGCTTATTCTTAATTTCATACAGAGACATGTAATCGTGAATTAGGTCAAGGTAATGTTGGCCGTAAATTCNCTGGCGTTCTAACTGGTCAATAAGGTCCTGCTTAATTTGTGATTTTTTTGGTTTCTTGGTGTCGGCCAATTTTTACCCCCCTCATGTGGGTTTTTCCAAAAAATATGTTTTGGGAGT